TGCTGAGCCCTTTGGACCTCACGCCACAAGTCGCCATCAGCATCAGCTCTCTTAGCCCTAAGCGGTGAGTGGTACTTGTTGCAACGAGCGTGTTTAGCAACTACAAAAACTTCTTCGGCACTTAGCCCGGAACGGAATAGCTCTAGCTCTAGCTTCCAAAGCATCTTCGACAAGTCAGAGCTTGGCATTGGCTCATCAAGGTAAAGAGATAGGACTTCCTTGTTACTCGATATCTTTGCAAGCACAGACATCACAGCAGGTGGCTGGGTAGGTAGCGGAGCGTCTGCTAGGTCGAGGACTTTATCAACTATTACATCTTTGTACTTTAGCTCGATGTCTGCAAGCTTGTAAAGCTCCCCACTCGAAGTTGCACTGACTCGCTGACTCTCAGAATACTTCTTGTTAGAAGTTCCTGGGATGCGAAGTAGTTTGGTCGGGTTCCAGCCCGAGACATCGCAGCCTTGGTCTCGGTGTGCGTAAGCAATCTGCTTAGCTACAAGTGCAACCCTCTGTGGATCTTGCTCGCCATCCAGAATCCAGTAGGTGTGCCAGCGACCAGCAGAAGTCTCAACTGAGATCGATGGCTTCAATCTGAAGTTTTCCGGTGCACAGGTGTCGGCATCAGCATAAACAACGGAGACTGTCTTTGCGTTTTCTCTGATACGTCGCTCTTCATAATAAAGAATAGGCGAGAAGTAAACATCTTCTTCTGCGTGTAGCTCAGCGTAAGCAACCATCGCATTAAGATCGTCAGGGTAGCTAAAGAACTTCTGAACAGTAGGAACGCCTCTACCGTCTTTAGTTACGATGGTGGCATAGCCGGCACCGCTTCCTAAAACACCTTCTAAGAAGTCCTTGATTTCCATTTACTCTCCTAAATATTTTCGTGCCCTTGCGAGAATCGAACTCGTCTGCGTGTGAAAGGAGAGGAAACCCACGCTACTCCAGTAAGGACTTGATGTGCGTTGTTAACGTGACGCACCCCACGCTTGCCCATTTAGGCTATACCCAAGCGTCGCCTACTGGATTGGCACCCATGGACGCTAGGTTGGCGGTTGCAGATCCCTTTGAGAATCCAGCAACGTTGTTGTCCTCGCCATTGAGACCATCGACAATAGTAACCTTGGCCATTACTGGCTTGCCTGATAGCTCTGCTGGTGTAGGAACTTTGAACTGGCCGTCTTTCATGTCGTAGCCCAGCGCACCGAAGAACGACTGAGTCTTCCAGAAAGCCTTACCAGTGTAAAGCGGTACGTATGTGAACAAGCGACGGTTCTCATACTGACCCTCAGAGATTCTAAGCTGAACCTTGTACTGAGGCTTGCCTGCATTGTCGCCACTCTTTACTTCTGTAGGTGTGACTTCAAATACAGTTGTGCTGTAAGTGCCAGCCGGAACTGGCTCGTATGAAGACTGTTGTGGAGCTAGGTCTTCGGCGTTGATGTTGATAATAGTCATGACTATTTTCCTCCATTTATTTTGTCGATGATTTTCTTCATACTTGGGTCAACCAATCGACCTGGTAGACCAAAGCGGTTTCCTGACACTAGGCGGTCAGAAGATTGCATGTACATTACTCGGTGAATCTCACCTTGCTCATCTGACTCTGCAGTCAAGTAAGCAATAATGTCAGGGATTGCAGGCAGCGTGTTCTTTGAAGAACCCACTAGCATCGGAACAGTTTTCACTGCACCTGTCTGGTCATCCTTTTCATCTTGTGCGTGAGCAACAAGGATAGCAAGGAACGGAGACGAGTGCAACTTGCGAGTCATGTCGGTGACCCAGTCTTTGAGATCGCCCCACTTGCCAAACTTGTTGTTGCGGTTTTCAGGTTTTTCTGCAAAGAACTTCTCTGCCCTGTCCATCGCAACTCCAAGAGTGTCAATGATGACGGTCTTGTACTTGTGCTTTTGTGTTACGAGGGCGTTGATTGCTTTTTCCATTTCTTCGTGAGAAGTAATGTCCATTACATCTACGTCTTTCCAGTCACGAGCGATGGCGGAAGATCCACCTTCGGTGTCGAGAACAAGAACTGGTGCTAGCTCAGCAACCTGTGCTGATGATGCAGCAAACCAAGACTTACCACGCTTTGGGTCTCCATACACAAGTATGGACTTAGGCGAGTTTAGCTGGTGTGCCTTTTTGATGAACTGCTCAAACGGCAGTTTTGGGAATTCGCTCATTTTCTATTTCCTCCTTAGGGAAGTTCCATTGTAACATATTCAATGACACTATTTTAGCTGTCGATTCTGCCCAAAGCATACACAAATATCATTGATCTGTATAGCCTGTACAGTCCTCGAGCTAAGGCCACTGACATAATTACAAGCAGTGTAAAGCTTAGCCAAGGTGTCTCTACCTCACCGGCAGAGATGAACATAACTAACGAGAACAAAATCCTAAAGGAAAAACCCAGGAAAACGCTCGTTATCAATACTCCTCTGCTAAGCATCAAGCACCTTGCAGTTGAAGCAATTCTTTTCGCGTGGGAAATCTTCGAGGTCTGTGCCTGAAAGAATCTCCGCCCACACACGGACGAGTCTAGTCCACATTGTTAGGGCAAAGCTTTCGTCGTACTCGAAGGTGTAAGTCCACACATCTGGGTCGTAAGTTCCGTCTCGGTTGATGAACACAAGTGAGCAAGCGTCGATCTTAGTCCCGGCCTTATTCAAACCCCACGCATAAATCTGAGCTTGTGCGTAATACTTCTTGAGGCTGTACATAGCGTCGGCATCCTCTGAGAGTCCGTGCACAACCGCCTGAAGCTTCTTAGACTTGTCTCGCTTGCTAGTCTTCCAGTCGATCAGGTGGTTGCCCTGAACTAGGACTAGGTCAGGCTTAGACTTGATGACTCCGTATCCGGCAAGCTCTCCGAGCACAATAGTCTGTTCAACTAGGGCACCTTCAAACTCTGGGTACGCCTCAAGATCTACGGTCTCGATTCTATTCTCGAGGAACTCGTGGGTAGCAGTACCAATCTTTGCACCGAGCCAATACTTGAACTCGCCACCGGGGATTCCCTTGAGCTTCTTGGCTAGGTGATACTCGCAGGGGTCAGAAAAATCTGACGCACCTACCTTGACCTGACGGTCCCTATCAGACTCTTGTTTGAACAAGCCAAGTGCTATCTCTTTGATTCTGTTGTCAGCTATCATGCTTCTCCTTTTGTTAGGATTTGAAATTCCAAATCCGCCATTTTGCCCCAAAATTTTTTTTTGGATTTTTGAACTTTTCAGAACAGTTGATCTTCTTTGCGACCGAAATCGATTCCGCCCCACACTCCGTAGGACTCTTCGTTAGCAACCGCAAAGTCGTAGCATTGCTTTAGGATTGGACATCCGTAGCACAAGGCTTCGACATCGTCCTCACTAAGAAGTTCATTGTATACCTTATCTTCATCTAAATCAACCTCTGCACCGGACTGGTCGTAATCCATATAGTAGTAAGGATTATTCAGGCAGGGGTAGTACTGGTTCTTGTCCTGAGCCTTTGAGAGGGCATGCCACTCGGGCATTGCCTCCTTTAGAACTCCGTAATAGCTAGCTCCGTCAAAACTATCTAAGATCCCCCTTTGAGGCTTGATTGGCTTAGCCAAGCTCTTCTTCCTTAGTTAGTTTTACAAAACCTTTTTCATAACCCTCAATAATTCTTGGAGTCAAGAAAAATAACTGCTCTCTTGTGTAGCACACAGAGCAACCACAGAAGTATTCCTCAGAGAGCGTCACGAAATGTTCTTCTTCGTCAACGCTCTCCTCGCAAGCAAAGATGTACTCCTGGAAGTCGCGTTCGAGTTCACGCGACCACTCAGTGTTGATTATCTCGAATCCGCTCATTTCTTTTTAGCCGGCTCGAATGCTAGCCTGCTGATTTCTTCGGCTGCGAGTAGAACAGCGATTGGTGCGCTCGCAGTAATCACAACGCCAACCCAAGCTCTGTAATCTACAAAGCTTCCCTCCCAGAAAGCTAATGTATGAGCAATGTTTGCGACAACCGAGATCCCGGCAAAGAAACCTAGTGCTAGAACAGTTCTAACAATTGACTCACCACGAGCCTTGAAAACAATCAAAGCAATCGTGTATGCCAAAATCGCAGCGTCGATAAATAACGCAGGCAACCATCTAAAGTTTTCTGGCAAGCCAGTCCAGGCAGAAGCGTCATAGATACCACTAAAAGAAACTATAAAAGAACTGATCATTAGCACTGCCACAAGCGCAACTGCTGTGGCTAGAACCGGAATCGAATCGGGGTTGATTCTAGCTCTTTTTGGTTTTACTTCCTCTTGTATTTCCATTATCTCCACTTCCTTGAATGCGTGTTGCTTCTCGTCGTATTCGATTGGTCGCACCGGACCAAAACCCACCACTTCATTCCTCATCCTTTAGAATCCTTAGCAATTTACTTACTACGTCAGTTCCCCAAGGGGTATTCCCGGTGGAGTAGTACTCAACCATCTCAATAGCATCCGCAAGAATCTTCTTAGCCTGCTCAGACTCAAGATATAAAGCATATTCTTGTGGCGAATAGGTTGGTGGATTTAGCTTATTATCTACTACCCATCTATTATAGTCCTCTAGCAACTGAATGTCAACACTGGTTTCAAACTCAATTACTTCTCCGGTTAGCATATTTACTACCTCGTGCTTAGGCACTTTGCGCTCCTTCTAGCTGGTCTACCAGCTCCTGTATTACTATGGTTTCCCAAGGCTCACCCTGACTTTTTACAAGCTCAAGTATCCTTTGGCGTTCTTGATCTTTGGCGTGGGCTATTGCCTCATCTAAAAAACTCTTTTTTCTCATACGATCAACGAATCCCTAAGGCTCTCATAGCTTTCATCACAAATACATCCGCATTCTGTTTGGCAAACCTCACAACTTACGTGTTCACCCTCACAGCTACAATAATTCACAAATGAACCCATTATGCTATTCCAACCTCTCTCTTTACAAACTCCCAGAAATCTTGGTAGTCCTCGATCTCCACTTCAGAACCTCGCAGATATCTGTCGTAGTGCGTAGTACACATACCCTTGGCACGGCTTGGTTTATCGCAATCGTCCTCGATACACTTTGGTGCGGTCTGTCTCTTTAGGATGACATAGTGAAAATGACACAAACCCTTGCCGTGGTATTTTCTTTCGCAACCTTCGGTGCTACAGGTTTTCATTTTGAAGCTCCAACATAATCCAATCAAAAGCATTCTTCCAAGAATCACAATTGGAGCATTCGCACTCAGTTTTTTCTTTGAACTCACGGAGTAAATTCAAGAGATGTTGACGCTCTCTAGTCATTCCTTCGTTGTATGCCTTGATTGATGTTGACGCTATTACCTCTTGTAAATCACTCATTACTGATCCTTCCTTAGAGTGTTATTCATTTTTAGTTGGTTAGTTATCAGCTTAGACAGCTGACCCTCGTCGTAGGTCTCCTCCGCAATAATCTCGTAGCTAATTACAGACTTACTTTGACCTCGCCTATCTAGCCTACCGGAAGCCTGCTCATTTAGCAAGCCGTTGTCGTCCTTTGACAACCAGACTACGATGTTCGAGGCCTCCTGTAAGCCATCTGTGCCTTCTCCGACCGCCGAAATAACCGCCACGATAAATTGGATATCGCCGGCTATAAAGGCCTCTAGTGCCTTGTCTCGAACCGACTGGGAGTTAGCTCCAGACCACTCGAATGCTGTGTGCCCAGCTTTCCTTAGCCTCTTGGTAGTAATGCTGGCAAACTTCTGGCTATGGGTTAGCACAAGCATTTGCTCACCCTCTGGATGGTCCCCGATGATCGAGAACAGTTCGTCCAGCTTTGTGGACTTACAATCCTCCGCAAAGTCTACAATGCCATCGTCGTTGACGATTGGAACGCCAAGTGTAATCTGTCGAAGCCTGATTCGAGTAGCGACCGGAACCTGAACGGCTAGTGGGTTCTCCCCTAGCCACACAAACAAGTCCTTCTCGAGCTTCTTGTAGATACGCTTTTGCTCTGCCGACAACTCGACCGTCCTGACCTCAGTCTGGATGGCAGGTAGCTCGCTGTCGATTCCCTTTGGATGGAACTCGCAGCACTTCTCACGCTTTAGGTGTCGGATGTAGCAAGGTATTGTGTTTACGATTGCTCCCGGGTAAGCCTCACCCGAGACAACCTTGCCAGCAAAATGGTCCATCTTTGTCTCACAGTAAGCTTCAACCCAGTTCCAGAAAGACCTGCCAGCAACCTCTGGATAAATCCACCGGATGATAGACCAGAATCCCTCGACCTTGTTGCCAGCGATTGTTCCTGACATACCAATACGCCTTTTGGCTTTGAGAGTGTGAAGCATTTTTGACGTTGTGCTCTTGCGATTGGAAGCTCTATGAATTTCATCGAAGATTGCTAGCTCTGGAACAATGCCAACCCAGTGAAACTTGCGGAAGAACTCTGGGCTGATGATATACCACCCAGCCTTGCCTTTCTCGAGATCAACGAAGGCTTGCTTGCCCTCCTTTGAGCTGTTGATGTAGCGAACTCTGGCCTCTGGTATCTGCCTGAGAATAGTCTGCTCCCACGCCCTCTTGTGTGTGCCTTTGGGGGCTATCACAAAGTTTGTAGTAGTTTTCATTCTCTTAGCTACCTCGATGGCGATTAGAGTTTTACCTCCACCGACTTGGGTAGCCACGATACCAGTGCCGTTGTTCTCAATCAGCTTCTTGATGTCAAGCTCTTGGTAAGCATAAGGCTTTAGTGGCTCTAGCTTTATCAACGGTTCTCAGCCTCCCAGTAGTTCTGGTGTTCCATAAAGTCAAAGCTGTAGTCAGGAACTGGAGAGTTGTCAGACCGCCTTTGAGCAGTCGAGACCCAATACCATACCCAAGTTGCGAGTAAAGCAATCGCTCCGATTCCTAACGCCCAGCTAAACAGATACACTTGCGATGATCTCCGGTGCGTAGTTGTCTCTGTAGACTGCTGGCACGACTGATTCATCGCCCTCAACAAAGATGATGTCGCCATCGTCGATAATGACCTGAGCGTGGCCCCTGATGTTTCCAATACCGATACCGAATACTTCTAGTATGTAGTTGGCAGGGTAAAGCCCAGGAAGTCCCGTAAGACTCCACTTACCGCTGGAATCATCCGAGATGTCAGGCTTGATTACATCAGAAGCAGTCTCAGCTAGAATCTCTTGGACTGTCCGATAGTTGCTTGTGCCGATGGCCTTACCTAGGTGAGTTCGTGGCACACCAGCTTCCTCAGCAAGGCGTAGAGCAATGTCTCGCTCTGACTTGTATGAGGATAACCTCTCGATTAGTTCCTGCTTTAGCTCAGCTTCGATTGTAAGCTTCGCAATCTGGTATGCCCTGTGTTTTTCACTCAGGGTATCCAGAGTTTGCTTTGCGTGTGGGTTTAGTCTAGTCAAGGTCCTCCACCTCTCCGTCTGCTATTACTGTCTTTACCATTAGCCCCTCGACTACCCCGATGGTTAGCGATGGGTATTCCCTAGAGAGTATGGCAAGTTCCCTAGGGTCGATTACTGTATCGCCCTCGGTCCACACCTCTAGGACGTGCGTATCGTCCGTTAGGGGATACCACTTGAAGCCGTCAAGGTTAGGAGTGTCGGACATAAAGCGACCCTCTTCTCTTGCTGGTCCAGCTAGGTTGATAACTTCGTCTTGGTCTCCTGTGATGATATATTTCATATTACTCCTTACTTGTTATGGCATCTATCACACGAGCATTCGTGCGTTGATACCGGTGTTGGCTGTGTCCGGTGGAACTCGGTTGTTCCCCATTCTAGGTCGTGGCCCAAAGCGGTTGCTTCGATCTCGACGCTAGTTCCGGCTCTCTCTCCGTTGTCCCAGTCTCGAATCTTCATCAAACCAGAAACTATAACTCTATCTCCTTTTGACACAGAGCTTGCGGTGTTTATCGCTAGTTGCCTAAAGGCAGAAACGGTATACCAGTTCGTTGTTGCGTTAGGGTCTTTACTATCGTGCTCAGCAAGCCTGAACGACGTGATAGGCAAACCCTCCTGAGTAATTAGATGGCGTGGTGTAGTTGCTACCAGACCCGATATTGTAATGCTAGGCATTTGTTCTCCTTTTGAATTTTAGTTTTAGCCACTCTCGTAGCGTGATTTTATTTTTCCTTGACGCTAGGTAGAGGTAATACTTCTCTTCTTGCTCTAGGTCCCGGCTTGGGTCTAGGTAGTCTGAGGACTTAGCCATTTGCTGGCCCCTCTCTCTTCTTGTGGGAATCTCTTGAACTCATAGTTCGGGAGTGAGTTGAGGAAATCCATAATCGCTGGTGGGCAATCATCTTTGACGACATCCTCGAACGCAATCCATTCGTCATAGTCGGTGAGTGGGAACTGGTTTACATAAAGGTCTCCGAGTAGAAACTCAATCTCCTTGATGTTTTCCGGTGCGACGTAGAGTGCGGTGTGGAACTTCTCGCTGTTAGTTTGAATCTCCACTACCTCTCCGTTCTCCTCGAACACCTGCCACTCGTAAGCGGTTAGGTGTAGACGGCCTTTGCCGTCGGACCACAGGTTCAGGTCGTAATCGGTATTCATTAGAACGCTCCTTGTGCTTCTAGGTATCGGT